CCCTTCTCTGACTTCTTCGCCTCTCTGGAAGCGCAAAACGTCATTCAGGAGGGTAGCTCCGGCGCTGAGCTGGACGCCGAAGCGATCCGCACTTATCTGCTGGGGATCGCAGAAGAGGTCGGAGACACCGAGGAAATTGCTCGCATCAAAGCGCTGACCGATGAAGCCCTCCGCAAGGAGGATACTGGCAGCCACGTATTCCTCTATCTGTACGGCCACGTGCTGGATGCGATGGAGGACTTCCATATCACGCTGGAAGCGCAGTAAGGAGGGAGAACGATGTCTGATATTCTGAATGCTGCGGAAGTACGCAGCGGTACCTGGGGTGAACTCTGGCTGGATGGCGAGCAGGTTGCCGAGTGCTACGGCTGCCAGATCAAGGTCAACAAGACCAAGGATGACGTGACACGCTGCCGCACGCTGGTGGCCGGCAAGAAGATGACCGCCGTGTCCATCACCGGCACCATTCGCATCTATAACGCAACCAGCCGTCTGATCAAGCTGGAAGCGGAGGCCCTGAAGCAGGGCAAGGATCTGCGCCACACCATCATCAGCAACCTGGATGATCCTGACAATGCCGATAACCAGCGCATTGCCGTCAAGGGCGTTTCCTTCGATGACCTGACGCTGGCTGACTGGCAGGCCGCCCAGCTGGGCCAGATCGAAGCACCCTTCACAGCCGAGGATTATACCGTGATGGATTCCTGAAAAAAGCGGCCTCGTCCTCAGAGATGAGGGCGGGGCCGTTCTCAATTATGGAGGTTACACTATGGCAACTGAGATGACAAAGACCGCCGCACAGCCTTCCGTGCTGGATCTGCTGCTGGGCGGAGATATCCCCAACGTGGAAAAGGAACTGCCCACCGCCGCCTACAAAATTGACCGGCTGAGCGATCTTGCCGGGCACGATGTGGTGTTCAAGTTGAAGGCGCTGCCTTACGGTAAGGTGCACGACATTGAACGGTTTACCCAGGATACGGAGGTCCATATCCTGTTGGCTGGCTGCGTGGAGCCCAATCTGAAGGATGAGCGGCTGCTGGAGAAATTCGGCGGTGCCACGCCGGCAGATGCGGTCAAGAAGATGCTGTTGGCCGGTGAGATTGCGGATCTGAGCGCGGCGGTGGAGCGGCTGAGCGGCTATCGCCGCATGACCATCAGCGAAGTAAAAAACGCTTGACGGACGGCAGCGACCCGGAGCTGGGCTTGCTGTACTACCTGTTTTCCGCCCACAACTGGGGTCTTGCGGATCTGCGGGCCCTGTGGGAAGGCGAGACGGGCTGGCATGACCTGATCCTGGCGCTGTCGTCCTATGAGGCAAACCAACGAGCGGAGGCCCGCAAAGGAGTTCCGCCGAAAAAAGCGGTGAAGGCTACGAAAAAGCGCAAAAAATAAACCGCCTTCCTACCGGAAAGCGGTTTAGGCGGACATCCAAACCAGAAAAGCAAGGGACGCTGCACCAAGAATTGAGATATAAAGCAGTAAGCCTTTAATGCCCCTGGGGACTTCGCTCCATTTCATAGCATTCACCTCGGTTTCTTTATACCACGATTGAGAAAAACTGTCAAGGAGAGGAGGGGAAATCATGCCCGATGCGTCCATTGTGGTCAAGGCGACCGACCGATATTCGGAAGCCATGAAGAAGATGGCGTCGGTCACCAAGTCGTTCAGCAAAGATGTTGACGCCTTGGAAGACACGCTGTATGCCCTGAATAAGAACAAAATCACGCTGAAGATGGACCTCAGCAAGGCCAAGTCCGAGTTGAAGGCCGCGGAAAAGCAGTTTGATCTGACGCATTCCGCCGCGGACGGCCTGAAGCTGGAGCTGGCACAGGCCAACTATGACAGCATGGTTCGCAACCTGAAGGCCGTTACCAGTGCGGCGCGAGATACGGAGAAAGCTATCTCCAAGGTCGAAAATCAATCGAAAAGCCAGAAGGCCACCGTTACCAGCGTAGCTACTGCGATCGCAGCCAGCGGCATCGGCGATATGGCCAAGGAGCTGGCACTCAGCTTCGGCACTAGTGTCGCCGGGAGCCTGGGGGGAGATAACGCAGGGACGATGGCGTCTTCTGTCCTTTCCTCTGCGGCTACCGGAGCCGCTATGGGCTCGATCATACCCGGGATCGGTACTGCGCTGGGCGCGGCGATCGGCGCCGCGGTCGGCGGACTCAGCGGAGGCTTGCAGATCTACGAGAAGAAGGACGACGCCTTCAAGTCCTATGTAGAAGACGCTTATGAGACTGTCACTGGTGAGCAGAGCAGTTCCCTCACCTCCGGCAGCTCTATCGCCGGCAGCCGTGAGCAGACACGCATGGCTTTTGCCCAGCGGATGGGCGAGGAAGAGGCAGACGCCTATCTGGAGCGTGTCAAGACCATGGCCACCAGCACCAACTACAGCTATGACG